ACCGATTTTGTTAAACCATTAGCCAGACTTGCTTATAACGGTGAAGGTGAGTTTAAAGCAGGTAGTCATTGTAGATTCTGTAAGATAAAGCATTCATGTAGAACACGTGCAGAATACATGCAAAATGTGCCTCAAAAGCCACCACATTTGTTGAGTGATGAAGAGATTGCAGAACTTTTATATAAACTGCCTGACATCAAAAAATGGGCTGATGAAGTAGAGAAATATGCGTTAGAACAAGCGAAAGAGAATGATAAAACGTATCCAGGTTGGAAGCTAGTCACGGGACGTTCAAGGAGAGTGATAACTGATACAAAAGCAGTCCGAGACAGGTTAGTTGAAGCGGGTTATAAACCTGAAGATATTACAGAAACCAAGTTACTTAGCATTACGAATTTAGAAAAATTAATCGGCAAAAAAGCATTTTCTAAAATTGCAGAAGGCTTTATAGAAAAGCCGCAAGGTAAATTAACACTTGCTACTGAGTCAGATAAAAGGCCAGCTATAAAGTCATCTGCCGAAGATGATTTTGACGAACTATAAAAAATTAAAAAGGACGGTATATAAACATGAAAGCACAATTAAAAAATGAAACTAAAGTGATTACAGGAAAAGTAAGAGCATCATATGCACATATTTTTGAACCGCACAGTATGGATGAAAGCACACCAAAAAAATATTCGGTTTCACTTATTATTCCTAAAGAAGACACCCAAATGGTCGAGATTATCGAAAAAGCAATTGAGAATGCAAAAGAAGCATTTAAAGGTAAATGGAACGGCAAGATACCTAATAACTTGAAAACGCCATTACGTGATGGAGACATTGATCGTGAAGATGATCCGAATTATGAAAATGCGTATTTTATTAATGCTACAAGTCAAAATGCACCAGGTGTAGTTAGTCCTGCCATGGTTCGTTTGAACGAACCTGGTTCAGTTGTTAGCGGAGACTATATCAGAGCTGTAATCAATTTCTATGGTTATAACGTAAATGGAAATAAAGGAATTGCAGCAGGGCTCAACAACATTCAACTTGTAGAAAAAGGCGAACCTCTTGGCGGTGCAAGTGCAGCAGAAGATGATTTCGATGAATTAGACACTGATGATGAGGATTTCTTATAAGTCAATAGGTGGGGTTTTTAGCCCCACTTTAATTTTAAAGAAATTGAGGTGTCAAGAATTTGAAATTTATGAATATAGATATTGAAACATATAGCAGTAACGATATTTCGAAATGTGGTGCCTATAAATACACAGAAGCTGAAGATTTCGAAATTTTAATTATAGCTTATTCAATAGATGGTGGACCGATTAGTGCGATTGACATGACTAAAGTAGATAATGAGCCTTTCCACGCTGATTATGAGACGTTTAAAATTGCTCTTTTTGACCCTGCTGTAAAAAAGTATGCATTCAATGCTAATTTCGAAAGAACTTGTCTTGCTAAACATTTTAATAAACAGATGCCACCTGAAGAGTGGATTTGCACAATGGTTAATTCAATGCGTATTGGCTTACCTGCTTCACTTGATAAAGTCGGAGAAGTTTTAAGGTTACAAAATCAAAAAGATAAAGCAGGTAAAAATTTAATCCGTTATTTTTCTATGCCATGTAAACCAACAAAAGTTAATGGTGGTAGAACAAGAAATCTACCTGAGCACGACCCTGAGAAATGGCAACAATTTATTGATTATTGTGTAAGAGATGTTGAAGTAGAAATGACGATTGCTAATAAAATTAAAGATTTTCCAGTAACTGAAATTGAACAAGCATATTGGGTTTTTGACCAACATATAAATGATAGAGGTATTAAGCTTTCTAAATCATTGATGTTAGGTGCTAATGTGCTTGATAAGCAGAGTAAAGAAGAATTGCTTAAACAAGCAAAACATATAACAGGTTTAGAAAATCCTAATAGTCCTACACAGTTATTGGCTTGGTTAAAGGATGAACAAGGATTAGATATACCTAATCTACAAAAGAAAACGGTTCAGGATTACTTAAAAGAAGCCACAGGAAAAGCTAAAAAAATGCTAGAAATTAGATTGCAAATGTCTAAAACCAGTGTGAAAAAATATAACAAAATGCATGACATGATGTGCAGTGATGAACGGGTAAGAGGTCTGTTTCAATTCTACGGTGCCGGTACTGGAAGATGGGCAGGTAGAGGTGTACAACTTCAGAATTTAACAAAGCATTATATTTCAGATACTGAATTAGAAATAGCAAGAGATCTTATTAAAGAACAACGTTTTGACGATTTAGATTTATTACTCAATGTTCATCCTCAAGACTTATTAAGTCAATTAGTTAGGACGACATTTACTGCTGAAGAAGGTAATGAACTAGCAGTAAGTGATTTTTCTGCAATAGAGGCAAGAGTCATAGCATGGTATGCAAAAGAACAATGGCGTTTAGATGTGTTCAACACACACGGAAAGATATATGAAGCATCGGCTTCTCAAATGTTTAATGTACCGGTAGAAAGCATAACTAAAGGCGACCCTCTCAGACAAAAAGGAAAAGTGTCCGAATTAGCTTTAGGCTATCAAGGTGGCGCTGGAGCTTTAAAAGCAATGGGTGCATTGGAAATGGGCATTGAAGAAAATGAATTACAAGGTTTAGTTGATAGTTGGCGTAACGCAAATCCTAACATAGTTAATTTTTGGAAGGCTTGCCAAGAGGCTGCAATTAATACTGTAAAATCTCGAAAGACGCACCATACACATGGACTTAGATTTTACATGAAAAAAGGTTTTCTAATGATTGAATTGCCTAGTGGAAGAGCTTTAGCTTATCCGAAAGCTTCAGTTGGTGAAAATAGTTGGGGTAGTCAAGTTGTTGAATTTATGGGCTTAGATCTTAACCGTAAATGGTCAAAGTTAAAAACGTATGGTGGGAAGTTAGTCGAGAATATTGTTCAAGCAACTGCAAGGGATTTACTTGCGATTTCTATAGCAAGGCTTGAAGCATCAGGTTTTAAAATAGTTGGTCATGTCCATGATGAAGTAATTGTAGAAATACCTAGAGGTTCAAATGGACTTAAGGAAATCGAAACTATCATGAATAAGCCGGTTGAATGGGCAGAAGGTTTAAATTTGAATAGCGACGGATTTACATCTCCCTTCTATATGAAGGATTAGGAGGATAGATTATGACAATAAAGCAATGAGTCATAAAGAAGTTAGCAATGTGATTGAAAACTATAAGACAAGCATGAGGGATGAAGAACTATATGACGAATGTATGTCGTTTGGTCTGCCTAATTGTTAAAAGGAGTGATGACCATGACAGGTAGCGCACGCAAAAAATACTTAAGCCGATTTTTCGGCTCTAAGAGATATCTGTATCAGGATAACGAACGAGTGGCACATATCCATGTAGTGAACGGCACTTATTACTTTCATGGGCATATCGTGCCAGGTTGGCAAGGCGTGAAACAGACATTTGATACAGCCGAAGAGCTCGAAATATATATAAAGCAACATGGTTTGAAATACGAGGAACAGAAGCAACTAACTTTATTTTAAAAGGGCGGAAACAATGAAAATCAAAATTGAAAAAGAAATGAATTTACCTGAACTTATCCAATGGGCTTGGGATAACCCCAAGTTATCAGGTAATAAAAGATTCTATTCAAATGATGTTGAGCGCAACTGTTTTGTGACTTTTCATGTTGATAGCATCTTATGTAATGTGACTGGATATGTATCAATTAACGATAAATTTACTGTTCAAGAGGAGATATAACAATGAAAATCAAAGTTAAAAAAGAAATGAGATTAGATGAATTAATTAAATGGGCATGGGATAACCCTGGATTAGCAACAGGAAGAAATTTTTATCCACAAACCAAGAGTGATATTGATTATAAGTGCTTCTCTCTTTATGACGGAAGAAATTGTATCATAAAAGGTTTTGTATCAGCTGATGATACTTTTGAAGTCGAATTTGAAGAAGATATTACAGAAGAGACTAAGGTTGATAGGTTGATTGAATTATTCGAGATTCAAGAAGGAGACTATAACTCTACACTATATGAGAACACTAGTATAAAAGAATGTTTATATGGCAGATGTGTGCCTACTAAAGCATTCTATATCTTAAACGATGACATGACGATGACATTGATTTGGAAAGATGGGGAGTTGGTAGAATGATGCAAACCTATAAAGTAAGTCTTTGTATCAAGTTCTTAGCATCTAAATGTGATTACAAAATAAAAAAGCATTATTTTGTGCAAAGTATAAATGAGGAAGAAGCTAAGAATATGGCATTAAAACTGACTCGTAAAAAACTCCCATTCAAAACTGCAAGCATAGAGGTCGAAAAAGTGGAGGTAGTAGAATGATGCCGAAATATCGAGTATGGGACACCGAAACAAAAAAGATGTGTGAGGTTGTGGCGTTAGATCTTCACAATAGCGAAGTTAGTTATTCAACTAAAGAAAATGAATACGGCAAGGTTATAAAGGAGTTTATAAAGACTGAGAAAATGGCAGATGTAGAACTTATGCAGTCAATTGGTATAAATCTGTGGGGAAGAGAATTATACGAGGGCGATATATTAAAAGTCGTATCAACGAAACTGTGGGGCATCGAACGGGATAAAACATACATTTATTTAGATGCTACAGGCGTAGTCACTCGAAACGCTATTGGCACTATAATTGGCGACGTACATCTATTGAGAGTTTTTGAGGCTGAAGAAGTTCGTGAAATGCCAACTATTGAATACTTGGGCAATAAGTTTGAAAATCCGGAGTTACTGGAGGTGCCAGAATGAACTATGAAACAGGGTTCCAACTAGGTGTAATGGACGCTAGGTTGAAGAAGATGAGAAAACAACGTGATGAGTACAAGAAGCAACGCGATGAGCTTATCGTGGATATAGCTAAGTTAAGAGAGCGTAACGAAGAGCTGGAGAACATGTGGCGCACAGTCAAAAATGAATTGCTTGGAAGATACGAATTTTACCGTTTTAGACTTAACGAACTACAGATTGAGAGTAGAGCGAACAAGGCAGTAGCTATAAACATGGGAGCTAAAATCAACGCAAGTGCTATATTGTACCGAATGGACAAATTAGACGGAACAAATGAGTTCTACGAATTTTTAGGACAAATGGAGGATGACACTAATGAATAACCGTGAACAAATAGAACAGTCCGTTATAAGTGCTAGTGCGTATAACGGTAATGACACAGAGGGATTACTAAAAGAGGTTGAAGACGTGTATAAGAAAGCGCAAGCGTTTGATGAAATACTTGAGGGAATGACAAATGCTATTCAACATTCAGTTAAAGAAGGTATTGAACTTGATGAAGCAGTAGGGATTATGGCAGGTCAAGTTGTCTATAAATATGAGGAGGAGCAGGAAAATGACTAATACATTAACAATTGATCAGTTACAAGAGTTATTACAAATACAAAAGGAGTTCGACGATAGAATACCGACTAGAAATTTAAATGACACAGTAGCTAGTATGATTATTGAATTTGCGGAGTGGGTTAACACACTTGAGCCATTTAAAAACTGGAAGAAACAACCAGGTAAGCCATTAGATACACAATTAGATGAGATTGCTGATTACTTAGCTTTCAGTTTGCAATTAACTTTGACTATTGTTGATGAAGAAGATTTGGAAGAAACTACTGAGGTTATGGTTGATTTGATTGAAAATGAAGTTACTTTACCTAAACTACATTCAGTTTATTTTGTTCATGTAATGCATACACTAACAGAACAATTTGTAAAAGGTATTGATAATAGTATTGTACAAGTTTTAATAATGCCTTTTTTGTACGCCAATACTTACTATACAATCGACCAACTCATTGACGCATACAAAAAGAAAATGAAAAGGAATCATGAAAGACAAGATGGAACAGCAGACGCAGGAAAAGGATACGTGTAAAGACATCTTAGATCGAGTCAAGGAGGTTTTGGGGAAGTGACACAATACTTAGTCACAACATTCAAAGATTCAACAGGACGTAAACATACACACATAACTAAAGCTAAGAGTAATCAAAGGTTTACAGTTGTTGAGGCAGAGAGTAAAGAAGAAGCGAAAGAGAAGTACGAGAAACAAGTTAAAAGGGATGCAGTTATTAAAGTGGGTCAGTTGTTTGAAAATATAAGGGAGTGTGGGAAATGATTAAAAAACTTAAAAATATGGATTGGTTCGATATCTTTATTGCTGGAATACTGCGATTATTCGGCGTAATCGCACTGATGCTTGTTGTCATATCGCCTATCTATACAGTGGCTAGTTACCAAAACAAAGAAGTACATCAAGGGACAATTACAGATAAATATAACAAGAGACAAGATAAAGAAGACAAGTTCTATATTGTATTAGACAACAAACAAGTCATTGAAAACTCCGACTTATTATTCAAAAAGAAATTTGATAGCGCAGATATACAAGCTAGGTTAAAAGTAGGCGACAAAGTAGAAGTTAAGACGATTGGATATAGAATACACTTTTTAAATTTATATCCGGTCTTATACGAAGTAAAGAAGGTAGATAAACAATGATTAAACAAATATTAAGACTATTATTTTTATTAGCAATGTATGAGCTAGGTAAGTATGTAACTGAGCAAGTATATATTATGATGACGGCTAATGATGATGTAGAGGCGCCGAGTGACTTTGAGAAAATCAGAGCTGAAGTTTCAAGGTAATAGCTATTATCATTTTTGAATTAATTATATTAATGTGTTTAGCAATAGCACTGGAGGTGTTGTAAATATGTGGATTGTCATTTCAATTGTTTTATCTATATTTTTATTGGTCTTGTTAAGTAGCATTTCTCATAAGATGAAAACCATAGAAGCATTGGAGTATATGAATGCTTATCTTTTCAAGCAGTTAGTAAAAAATAATGGTGTTGAAGGTTTAGAAGATTATGAAAATGAAGTTGAACGAATTAGAAAAAGATTCAAAAGCTAAAGAGAGGCGTTGGCTTCTCTGCTCTATCTAAAATAATGAAAGGAGCCGAACATGTTAGACAAAGTCACTCAAATAGAAACAATTAAATATGATCGTGATGTCTCATATTCTTATGCTGCTAGTCGCCTATCCACACATTGGACTAATCACAATATGGCTTGGTCTGACTTTATGCAGAAGCTAGCACAAACAGTTAGAACTAAAGAAGATTTAACTGAGTACAATAAAATGTCTAAGTCTGAACAAGCAGATATAAAAGATGTTGGCGGATTTGTCGGCGGTTATTTAAAAGAAGGTAAACGGCGTGCTGGTCAAGTCATGAATCGTTCAATGCTAACACTTGATATCGATTATGCTGCTCAAGATATGACCGACATATTATCTATGTTTTATGATTTTGCATACTGTTTATATTCAACACATAAGCATAGAGAGATAAGTCCAAGACTGCGTTTAGTGATTCCTTTAAAACGAAATGTAAATGCAGATGAGTATGAAGCTATTGGGCGTAAAGTCGCAGATATCGTTGGCATGGATTACTTCGATGATACAACTTATCAACCACATAGGTTAATGTATTGGCCTTCAACTAGCAATGATGCAGAATTTTTCTTTACCTATGAAGATTTACCTTTGTTAGACCCAGATAAAATATTAAATGAATATGTTGATTGGACTGACACATTAGAATGGCCAACGTCTTCAAGGGAAGAGAGTAAGACTAAAAGATTAGCAGATAAGCAAGGCGACCCAGAAGAAAAGCCGGGAATTGTTGGTGCATTTTGTAGAGCCTATACGATAGAAGAAGCTATAGAAACTTTTATTCCTGACTTATACGAAAAACATTCTACTAACCGTTATACCTATCACGAAGGCTCAACTGCAGGTGGATTGGTGTTATACGAAAATAACAAGTTTGCCTATTCTCATCATAATACGGATCCCGTAAGCGGTATGCTTGTGAACAGTTTTGATTTAGTACGCATACACTTATATGGTGCTCAAGATGATGACGCTAATACAGATACTCCGGTTAATCGACTACCTAGTTATAAAGCAATGCAGCAAAGAGCGCAAAATGATGAAGTTGTTAAAAAGCAATTAATTAACGACAAAATGTCTGATGCAATGCAGGATTTCGATGAAATAGTAAATAGCGATGATGCATGGTCTGAGACGTTAGAAATTACTTCGAAAGGTACTTTCAAAGCTAGTATCCCAAATATAGAAATTATATTGCGTAATGATCCAAATTTAAAAGGAAAAATAGCCTTTAACGAATTTACAAAACAAATTGAATGCTTAGGGAAAATGCCATGGAATAATAATTTTAAAATACGTCAATGGCAAGACGGTGATGATAGCAGTTTAAGAAGTTATATCGAAAAGATTTATGACATACACCATTCAGGTAAAACAAAAGATGCCATTATAAGCGTAGCAATGCAAAATGCTTATCATCCAGTAAGGGATTATCTAAATAAAATATCGTGGGATGGACATAAACGTCTTGAAAAGTTATTTATCAAATACTTAGGTGTTGAAGACACTGAAGTGAATAGAACAACTACCAAAAAAGCATTGACTGCTGGAATCGCTAGAGTAATGGAGCCTGGATGTAAATTTGACTATATGCTTACACTTTATGGTCCTCAAGGTGTAGGTAAATCTGCTTTGCTAAAAAAATTAGGTGGTGCATGGTTTTCTGACAGTTTAGTTTCTGTTACAGGTAAAGAAGCTTATGAGGCATTACAAGGCGTTTGGCTAATGGAAATGGCAGAACTTGCAGCTACAAGAAAAGCTGAAGTTGAAGCTATTAAGCATTTCATATCTAAACAAGTTGACCGATTTCGTGTTGCTTATGGGCATTATATTGAAGATTTTCCAAGGCAATGTATTTTCATTGGTACAACTAATAAAGTTGATTTCTTAAGAGATGAAACTGGTGGAAGACGTTTTTGGCCAATGACTGTAAATCCAGAGAGAGTTGAAGTGAACTGGTCTAAACTAACCAAAGATGAGATTGACCAAATTTGGGCAGAAGCTAAATATTATTATGAACAAGGAGAAGAGTTATTCCTCAACCCTGAACTAGAAGAAGAAATGCGTTCAATACAAAGCAAACATACTGAGGAATCTCCATATACAGGTATTATTGAGGAATATCTTAACACGCCAATTCCAAGCAATTGGGAAGACTTGAGCATCTTTGAAAGAAGGCGATTTTACCAAGGTGATGTTGATATGTTACCAACAGGAAATGTAGATTACGTTGAAAGAAATAAGGTCTGTGCGCTTGAAGTGTTTGTTGAATGTTTTGGTAAAGATAAGGGAGATAGTAGAGGATCTATGGAAATTAGAAAGATTTCAAACATCTTAAGACAATTAGACAATTGGTCTTTATATGATGGCAATAAAAGCGGGAAAATTCGATTTGGAAAAGATTATGGTGTACAGATAGCTTATGTAAGAGATGAAAGTTTAGAGGATTTAATATAAGAATTATTGAATAAATATACATTTCAGAGTGTTGTATCAGATGTTGCATCATTTTTTGAGTGATGCAACACGTGAGTGTAAAAAGTAATCGTAGGTGTTGCATCATTTTTAGTGATGCAACATTGATGCAACAAATGATACAACACCTCTTTCCCTTCTCGCTGTAAGGTTCAACCCTGTTTGTTTCCAATGTTGCATCAAATTCACTATAAAGTTTAAAAAGTAGTGTTAGGGAGTAAAGAGGTATAGGGGTAACCCTCTAACAGCTATTTTTAAAAGTTTGGCAAGAATTGATGCAACATCGGAACACAAATATAAATTTTGTATACAAGGTGAATAAATGAAAGAGTCGACATTAGAAAAATATTTAGTGAAAGAGATAACAAAGCTAAACGGTTTATGTTTAAAATGGGTTGCACCTGGAACAAGAGGTGTGCCAGATAGAATTATTATTATGCCAGAAGGAAAAACATATTTTGTAGAAATGAAGCAAGAAAAAGGAAAGTTGCATCCTTTACAAAAATATGTGCATAGACAATTTGAAAATAGAGATCATAAAGTATATGTGTTATGGAATAAAGAACAAGTAAATACTTTTATCAGAATGGTAGGTGGAACATTTGGCGATTGACTTCAAACCACATAGCTATCAAAAGTATGCAATAGATAAAGTGATAGATAATGAGAAATACGGTCTGTTTTTAGATATGGGTCTAGGGAAAACAGTATCAACACTTACAGCATTTAGTGAATTGCAGTTGTTAGACACTAAAAAAATGTTAGTTATAGCACCTAAACAAGTTGCTAAAGATACATGGGTTGATGAAGTTGATAAGTGGAACCATTTAAATCATCTGAAAGTGTCTTTAGTTTTAGGAACACCTAAAGAAAGAAATGATGCATTAAACACAGAGGCTGATATCTATGTAACCAATAAAGAAAATACTAAATGGTTATGTGATCAATATAAAAAAGAATGGCCATTTGACATGGTTGTGATTGATGAACTGTCTACATTTAAAAGTCCTAAGAGTCAAAGGTTTAAATCTATTAAAAAGAAATTACCACTCATTAATAGATTTATAGGATTAACAGGAACACCTAGTCCAAATAGTTTACAGGATTTATGGGCTCAAGTTTATTTGATAGACAGAGGTGAAAGACTTGAGTCTTCATTCAGTCGTTATCGAGAAAGGTACTTTAAACCAACTCATCAAGTTAGCGAACATATTTTTAAGTGGGAGCTAAGAGACGGATCTGAAGAAAAGATATATAAACAAATAGAAGATATATGTTTAAGCATGAAAGCGAAAGATTATCTGGATATGCCTGACAGAGTTGATACTAAACAAACAGTAGTCTTATCAGAAAAAGAAAGAAAAGTATATGAAGAATTAGAAAAAAACTATATTTTAGAATCGGAAGAAGAAGGAACAGTTGTAGCTCAGAATGGGGCATCATTAAGTCAAAAACTACTTCAACTATCTAACGGTGCAGTTTATACAGATGATGAAGATGTAAGACTTATACATGATAAGAAGTTAGATAAGTTAGAGGAAATTATAGAGGAGTCTCAAGGCCAACCAATATTATTGTTTTATAACTTCAAACATGATAAAGAAAGAATACTTCAAAGGTTTAAGGAAGCAACCACATTAGAGGATTCAAACTATAAAGAACGTTGGAATAGTGGAGACATTAAGCTGCTTATAGCACATCCAGCAAGTGCAGGGCATGGATTAAACTTACAACAAGGTGGGCACATTATTGTTTGGTTTGGACTTACATGGTCATTGGAATTATACCAACAAGCAAATGCAAGATTATATAGACAAGGACAAAATCATACGACTATTATTCATCACATTATGACCGATAACACAATAGATCAAAGAGTATATAAAGCTTTACAAAATAAAGAACTAACGCAAGAAGAATTGATGAAAGCTATTAAAGCAAGAATAGCTAAGCATAAGTAATGGAGGTATAAGATGGGAAAGGCATCATACGATATTAAGCCAGGTACATTTAAATATATTGAGTCAGAGATATATAACCTACAAGAGAACAAGAAAGAGATAAATAGATTGAGAATGGAGATACTTAACCCAACGAAAGAGCTAGACACTAACATTGTGTATGGACCGTTGCAAAAAGGTGAACCAGTTAGAACAACTGAACTAATGGCAACAAGGTTATTGACTAATAAGATGTTACGAAACCTAGAAGAAATGGTCGAAGCAGTTGAAAGTGAATACTTAAAGTTACCTGAAGATCATAAGAAAGTAATTAGGCTAAAGTATTGGAATAGAGATAAGAAGCTAAAGATAGAGCAAATAGGAGATGCATGTCACATGCATCGTAATACAGTTACTACTATACGAAAGAACTTTGTTAAAGCGGTAGCGTATCATGCAGGTATCAAATAACATTGTGCAAAGATTGTGCAAAAGGCCTACAAATCTGTAGTAATATGATAGTATCGGATAGATGTATAAAGTTATCTAAAAGTTATACGACACAAGTACATGAGGCACATCGCTAAGCGGTGTGTCTTTTGTTATGCAATCAAAGAGGTGTAAGAGATGACCAAGCATAATAACATCTATAAGCATGGCCGTAAGTCATATCAATACGATTGGTTCTATCATTCAAAAGCATGGAAGAAGTTAAGAGAGATAGCATTAGATAGAGATAATTATCTTTGTCAAATGTGTTTACGCGAAGATATTGTAACAGATGCAAACATTGTGCATCACATTATTTATGTTGATGAAGATTTTAACAAAGCTTTAGACTTAGATAATCTAATGTCAGTTTGTTATAGCTGTCATAACAAAATTCATGCAAATGATAATGACAAAAGTAGTCTTAAGAAAATTAGAGTTCTAAAAATTTAAATAAAAAAATATTTAAATAAAATTTTATAGCCCCCTGCCCATTGGCTTAAAATGTTTTTTCGCCGGGTACCGGCGGGGGCCCTTCGCTTGCAACGCGGATAAACTTTTATGAAAGGGGGTCTTTATATGAAATTAACAAAAAAACAGCTAAAAGAATATATAGAGGATTACAAAAAATCTGATGACATATTAATTAACTTGTATATAGAAACATATGAATTTTATTGTCGGTTAAGAGATGAACTTAAAAATAGTGATTTGATGATAGAGCATACAAACAAGGCTGGTGCGAGCAATATTGTTAAGAATCCATTAAGCATAGAACTGACAAAAACAGTTCAAACACTAAATAACTTACTCAAGTCTATGGGTTTAACAGCAGCACAAAGAAAAAAGATAGTTCAAGAAGAAGGTGGATTTGGTGACTATTAAAGTTTTAAATGAACCTTCACCAAAACTATTAACAACATGGTATGCAGAGCAAGTCACTCAAGGGAAAATAAAAACAAGCAAATATGTTAGAAAAGAATGTGATAGGCATCTTAGATATTTAGAAAATGGAGGTAAATGGGTATTTGATGAAGAATTAGCGCATCGTCCTATTCGATTTATAGAAAAGTTTTGTAAACCTTCCAAAGGATCTAAACGTCAACTTGTATTACAGCCATGGCAACATTTTATTATCGGCAGTTTGTTTGGTTGGGTTCATAAAGAAACAAAACTGCGCAGGTTTAAAGAAGCTTTGATATTTATGGGGCGAAAAAATGGTAAAACAACAACCATTTCTGGTGTCGCTAACTATGCTGTATCACAAGATGGAGAAAATGGTGCAGAAATTCATTTGTTAGCGAACGTAATGAAACAAGCTAGAATATTATTCGATGAATCTAAGGCGATGATAAAAGCTAGCCCAAAGCTTGATAAAAATTTCAGAACATTAAGAGATGAAATCCATTATGACGCAACGATATCAAAAATTATGCCCCAAGCATCAGATAGCGATAAGTTAGATGGATTGAATACACACATGGGGATTTTTGATGAAATTCATGAATTTAAAGACTATAAATTGATTTCAGTTATAAAAAACTCAAGAGCTGCAAGGTTACAACCTCTTCTCATCTACATTACGACAGCAGGGTATCAATTAGATGGTCCACTTGTTGATATGGTAGAAGCGGGAAGAGACACCTTAGATCAAATCATAGAAGACGAAAGAACTTTTTATTATTTAGCATCTTTGGATGATGACGATGATATTAATGATTCGTCGAACTGGATAAAAGCAAATCCCAACTTAGGTGTCTCTATAAATTTAGATGAGATGAAAGAAGAGTGGGAAAAAGCTAAGAGAACACCAGCTGAACGTGGAGATTTTATAACCAAAAGGTTTAATATCTTTGCTAATAATGACGAGATGAGTTTTATTGATTACCCAACACTCCAAAAAAATAATGAAATTGTTTCTTTAGAAGAGCTGGAAGGCAGACCATGCACGATTGGTTATGATTTATCAGAAACAGAGGACTTTACAGCCGCATGTGCCACTTTTGCATTAGATAATGGCAAAGTTGCTGTCTTAACACATTCTTGGATTCCTAAACACAAAGTCGAGTATTCTAACGAAAAAATACCATATAGAGAATGGGAAGAAGATGGCTTACTAACAGTACAAGATAAGCCTTATATAGATTATCAAGATGTCTTTGATTGGATAATTAAAATGAATGCACATTATCCAGTGGAAAAAGTAACATATGACAGGGCAAATGCTTTCAAACTGAATCAAGAGTTAAAAAATTACGGCTTTGAAACGGAAGAAACAAGACAAGGAGCTTTGACCTTGAGCCCTGCATTGAAGGATCTAAAAGAAATGTTTTTAGATGGAAAAATAATATTTAATAATAATCCATTAATGAAATGGTATATCAATAATGTTCAGTTGAAACTAGATAGAAACGGAAACTGGTTGCCGTCTAAGCAAAGCAGATATCGTAAAATAGATGGTTTTGCAGCATTTTTAAACACATATACAGATATTATGAATAAAGTTGTTTCTGATAGTGGTGAAGGAAACATAGAGTTTATTAGTATTAAAGACATAATGCGTTAAGGAGGTGAATGTTATCGCAAAAGAGAATATTGTCACACGCATAAAGAAAAAATTGATAGACAATTGGATTGATCAATCAGCTTCTAAGCTTTATGACTTTAGCCCGTGGAAAAACAAATCTTTTTGGGGTGTAATTAATAATACGCTTGAAACTAATGAAACGATATTTTCAGCTATTACGAAGTTATCTAATTCGATGGCTAGTTTGCCCTTGAAAATGTATGAAGATTATAAAGTAGTTAATACAGAAGTATCTGATTTACTTACAGTGTCACCGAATAATTCTCTGAGCAGTTTTGATTTTATTAATCAAATTGAAACAATCAGAAATGAAAAAGGTAATGCATATGTGCTAATTGAACGAGACATCTATCATCAACCATCAAAGCTTTTCTTATTAAATCCAGATGTTGTTGAAATGTTAATTGAAAACCAATCACGTGAACTTTATTATTCCATTCATGCTGCAACTGGAAACAAATTGATTGTTCATAATATGGATATGCTGCATTTCAAACACATCGTGGCATCTAATATGGTTCAAGGTATTAGTCCGATTGATGTGTTGAAGAATACAACTGATTTTGATAATGCAGTAAGAACCTTTAATCTTACAGAAATGCAAAAACCTGATTCTTTCATGCTTAAATATGGTTCCAATGTAGGTAAAGAAAAAAGGCAGCAAGTGTTAGAAGATTTCAAACAGTACTATGAAGAAAACGGTGGAATATTATTCCAAGAGCCTGGTGTTGAAATCGAACCGTTACCTAAAAAATATGTCTCTGAAGATATAGTGGCAAGCGAGAATTTAACAAGAGAAAGAGTAGCTAACGTTTTTCAATTGCCCTCAGTATTCTTAAATGCAAGATCAAATACAAATTTCGCGAAAAATGAAGAGTTAAACAGATTTTACTTGCAGCATACCTTATTGCCAATCGTCAAACAGTATGAAGAAGAATTTAATCGGAAACTACTTACTAAAACAGACAGAGAAAAAAATAGGTATTTTAAATTTAACGTTAAATCTTATTTAAGGGCTGATAGTGCAACACAAGCAGAAGTGTACTTTAAAGCAGTTCGTAGTGGTTACTACACTATAAATGACATTAGAGAGTGGGAAGATTTACCACCAGTTGAAGGTGGAGATAAGCCGCTAATAAGCGGTGATTTATACCCAATTGACACGCCACTTGAATTAAGAAAATCTTTGAAAGGTGGTGATAAAAATGTCAATGAAAGCTAAGTATTTTCAAATGAAAAGAAAATCAAAAAGTAAAGGTGAAATATTTATTTATGGTGATATTGTAAGTGATAAATGGTTTGAAAGTGATGTAACTGCTACAGATTTCAAAAATAAACTAGATGAACTAGGAGACATCAGTGAAATAGATGTTCATATAAATTCATCTGGAGGCAGTGTATTTGAAGGGCATGCAATATACAATATGCTAAAAATGCATCCTGCAAAAATTAATATCTATGTCGATGCCTTAGCGGCATCAATTGCTAGTGTTATCGCTATGAGTGGTGACACTATTTTTATGCACAAAAATAGTTTTTTAATGATTCATAATTCATGGGTTATGACTGTAGGTAATGCAGAAGAATTAAGAAAGACAGCGGATTTACTTGAAAAAACAGATGCTGTTAGTAATTCAGCTTATTTAGATAAAGCAAAAGATTTAGATCAAGAACACTTAAAACAGATGTTAGATGCAGAAACTTGGCTTACTGCAGAAGAAGCCTTGTCTTTCGGCTTGATAGATGAAATTTTAGGAGCTAATGAAATAGCTGCTAGTATCTCTAAAGAGCAATATAAGCGTTTCGAGAACGTCCCAGAAGATTTAAAGAAAGATGTAGACAAAATCACAAAAATTGATGATGTAGATACATCTGAATTGGTTGAAACACCTAAAGAAAGTATGTCACTAGAAGAAAAAGAAAAAAGAGAAAAAATTAAACGCGAATGCGAAATTTTAAAAATGACAATGGATTATTAGGAGGAAATGAAATGCCGACATTATATGAATTAAAACAATCATTAGGTATGATTGGGCAACAATTAAAAAATAAAAATGATGAGTTGAGTCAGAAAGCAACAGATCCAAATATTGATATGGAAGACATCAAACAACTAGAAACAGAAAAAGCAGGCTTACAACAAAGATTTAACATTGTTGAAAGACAAGTACAAGACATTGAAGAAAAAGAAAAAGCGAAAGTTAAAGACACAGGAGAAGCTTATCAATCTTTAAATGATCATGAGAAGATGGTTAAAGCTAAGGCAGAGTTTTATCGTCACGCGATTTTACCAAATGAATTTGAAAAACCTTCAATGGAGGCACAACGATTATTACATGCTTTACCAACAGGTAATGATTCAGGTGGAGATAAGCTCTTACCAAAAACACTTTCTAAAGAAATTGTTTCAGAACCATTTGCTAAAAACCAATTACGTGAAAAAGCTCGTCTAACTAACATTAAAGGTTTAGAGATTCCAAGAGTTTCATACACTTTAGACGATGATGATTTCATTACAGACGTAGAAACAGCAAAAGAATTAAAATTAAAAGGTGATACAGTCAAGTTCACTACTAATAAATTCAAAGTATTTGCTGCAATTTCAGATACTGTAATTCATGGATCAGATGTAGATTTAGTAAACTGGGTTGAAAACGCACTACAATCAGGATTAGCAGCTAAAGAGCGTAAAGATGCCTTAGCAGTAAGTCCTAAATCTGGATTAGAACACATGTCATTTTATAATGGATCTGTTAAAGAAGTTGAGGGAGCAGACATGTATGATGCTATTATTAACGCTTTAGCAGATTTACATGAAGATTATCGTGATAACGCAACAATTTATATGCGATATGCAGATTATGTCAAAATTATTAGTGTTCTTTCAAATGGAACAACAAATTTCTTTGACACACCAGCAGAAAAAGTATTTGGCAAACCAGTAGTATTTACAGATGCAGCAGTTAAACCTATTGTGGGAGATTTCAATTATTTTGGAATTAACTATGATGGAACAACTTATGACACTGATAAAGATGTTAAAAAAGGCGAATATTTGTTTGTATTAACAGCATGGTATGATCAGCAACGTACATTAGACAGTGCATTCAGAATTGCAAAAGCAAAAGAAAATACAGGTTCATTACCCAGCTAAACCCCAAAAGGTTAATGTAACAGCTAAGGCTAAATCAGCTGTAATATCAGCCGAATAGGGGTGATGAAATGAGTTTGGAAGAAATTAAATTGTGGTTGAGAATTGACTATAATTTCGAAAATGATTTAATTGAAGGTCTCATTCAATCGGCTAAGTCTGAATTATTATTAAGTGGGGTTCCAGATTATGACAAAGATGACTTGGAATACCCGCTTTTTTGTACAGCGATTAAATATATCATTGCAAGAGATTATGAAAGTCGTGGATACTCAAATGACCAATCTAGAAGCAAGGTGTTTAATGAAAAAGGATTGCAAAAAATGATTTTGAAATTAAAAAAGTGGTAGGTGATTTTTAAATGGAATTTAATGAATTTAAAGATCGCGCGTATTTTTTTCAATATATAAACAAAGGACCATATCCAGATGAAGAGGAAAAAATGAAATTGTATAGTTGCTTTTGTAAAATTTATAATCCTTCTATGAAAGATAGAGAAATTTTAAAAGCGACTGAATCAAAATCAGGACTAACCATAATTGTCAGGTCTTCTAAAACTGAATATCTACCACAAACAAATCACTTAGTTAAAATTGACAGTGCATTATATTCCGATAAATTATTCAACATTGTAGAAATAAGAATTGATACACCAGATATAGGCTATAATACAGTGGTTTTATCAGAAAAATGAGTGTAGAAATTAAAGGAATACCTGAAGTGTTGAAGAAATTAGAATCGGTATACGGAAAGCAAGCAATGCAAGCTAAGAGTGATAGAGCTTTAAATGAAGCATCCGAATTTTTTATAAAGGCTTTAAAGAAAGAGTTCGAGAGCTTTAAAGATACGGGTGCCAGTATAGAAGAAATGACTAAATCTAAGCCTTATACAAAAGTTGGCAGTCAAGAAAGGGCTGTTTTAATTGAATGGGTAGGCCCTATGAATCGCAAAAACATTATTCACTTGAATGAACATGGTTATACAAGAGATGGAAAAAAATATACACCAAGAGGTTTTGGAGTTATTGCAAAAACATTAGCTGCTAGCGAACGTAAGTATAGAGAAATTATAAAAAAGGAGTTGGCCAGATAAATGAATATATTAAACACCATAAAAGGAATTTTATTATCTGATGCAGAGCTCCAAACATATATAAATTCTAGAATATACTATTATAAAGTCACTGAAAATGCTGAAACTTCCAAACCTTTTGTTGTTATTACACCTGTTTATGATTTACCTTCAGACTTTATGTCTGATAAATATCTTAGTGAAGAATACTTAATTCAAATAGATGTAGAATCTTCAAATCATCAGAAAACAATTGATATAACAAAACGAATAAGATACCTGTTATATCAACAAAATTTAATTCAAGCATCAAGTCAGTTAGATGCTTATTTTGAAGAAACTAAACGTTATGTGATGTCGAGACGATATCAAGGCATACCCAAAAATATATATTATAAAAATCAGCGCATCGAATAGGTGTGCTTTTTAATTTTTAAGGAGGAAATAAGCAATGGCAGAAGGACAAGGTTCTTATAAAGTAGGTTTTAAAAGATTATACGTTGGAGTTTTTAACCCAGAAGCAACAAAAGTAGTTAAACGCATGACATGGGAAGATGAAAAAGGTGGTACAGTTGACCTAAATATCACAGGTTTAGCACCAGATTTAGTAGATATGTTTGCATCTAACAAACGTGTATGGATGAAAAAACAAGGTACTAATGAAGTTAAGTCTGACATGAGTATTTTCAATATTCCAAGTGATGATTTAAACACAGTTATTGGACGTACTAAAGATAAAAATGGTACATCTTGGGTAGGAGAGAATACAAGAGCACCGTATGTAACAGTAATTGGCGAATCGGAAGATGGTTTAACAGGTCAGCCGGTATATGTAGCCTTACTTAAAGGTACTTTTAGTTTAGATTCAATTGAATTTAAAACACGAGGTGAAAAAGCAGAAGCCCCAGAACCTACAAAATTAACAGGTGACTGGATGAATAGAAAAGTTGATGTTGATGGAACGTCACAAGGTATTGTATACGGTTATCATGAAGGTAAAGAAGGAGAAGCAGAATTCTTCAAAAAAGTATTCGTTGGATACACGGACAGTGAAGATCATTCAGAGGATTCTGCAGGTTCGTTACCCAGCTAACCCCCAAAATGTTGAAGTAGCAGTTAATTCAAAATCTGCAACAGTTTCAGCAGAATAGGGGCTTTCAAAATAAATCAAAGGAGAATAATTTATGACTAAAACTTTAAAGGTTTATAAAGGAGACGACGTCGTAGCTTCTGAACAAGGTGAAGGCAAAGTATCAGTAACTTTATCTAATTTAGAAGCGGATACAACTTATCCAAAAGGTACTTACCAAGTGGCATGGGAAGAAAATGGTAAAGAATCTAGTAAAGTTGATGTACCTCAATTCAAAACCAATCCAATTCTAGTCTCAGGCGTATCATTTACACCAGAAACTAAATCAATTATGGTAAATACCGATGACAATGTTGAGCCAAACATTGCACCAAGCACAGCAACGAATAAAATATTGAAATATACAAGTGAACATCCAGAATTTGTTACTGTAGATGAAAATACAGGAGCAATTCACGGTGTAGCTGAAGGTACTTCAGTAATCACTGCTACGTCTACTGATGGAAGCGATAAGTCAGGACAAATTTCAGTGACAGTAACAAACGGATAGGGATTTAAGGCGCAGTATATCTGCGTCTTTTTTATTTGAATAAAAGGAGCTAATACAATGATTAAATTTGAAATTAAAGATCGTAAAACAGGAAAAACAGAGAGCTATACAAAAGAAGATGTAACAATGGGCGAAGCAGAAAAATGCTATGAGTATTTAGAATTAGTAAATCAAGAGAATAAAAAAGAAGTACCTAACGCAACAAAAATGAGACAAAAAGAGCGACAGTTATTAGTAGATTTATTTAAAGATGAAGGATTGACTGAAGAAGATGTTTTGAACAAGATGAGCACTAAAACTTATACAAAAGCCTTGAAAGATATATTTCGAGAAATCAATGGTGAAGATGAAGAAGATTCAGAAACTGAACAAGAAGAGATGGGAAAGACAGAAGAACAATCTCAATAAAAGACATTTTATCGAACATTAAGAAAATACAACGTTTCTGTATGGAGCAGTATGGGTGGACATTAACTGAAGTCAGAAAACAGCCGTATGTAAAACTTTTAGAAATACTTAATGAAAAGAATAAAGAAGAGACTGAAGAAAAACAAAGTGAACAAAAAGTCATTACAGGTACGGATTTAAGAAAACTTTTTGGAAGCTAGAAAGGAGGTTAATATGAATGAAAAAGTAGAAGGCATGACCTTGGAGCTGAAATTAGACCATTTAGGTGTCCAAGAAGGCATGAAAGGTTTAAAGCGACAATTAGGTGTTGTTAATAGTGAAATGAAAGCTAATCTGTCAGCATTTGATAAGTCTGAAAAATCAATGGAAAAATATCAGGCGAGAATTAAGGGGTTAAATGATAGGCTTAAAGTTCAAAAAAAGATGTATTCTCAAGTAGAAGATGAGCTTAAACAAGTTAACGCTAATTACCAAAAAGCTAAATCCAGTGTAAAAGATGTTGAGAAAGCATATTTAAAGTTAGTAGAAGCCAATAAAAAAGAAAAATTAGCTCTTGATAAATCTAAAGAAGCCTTAAAATCATCGAATACAGAACTTAAAAAAGCTGAAAATCAATATAAACGTACAAATCAACGTAAACAAGATGCGTATCAAAAACTTAAACAGTTGAGAGATGCAGAACAAAAGCTTAAGAATAGTAACCAAGCTACTACTGCACAACTAAAAAGAGCAAGTGACGCAGTACAGAAGCAGTCCGCTAAGCATAAAGCACTTGTTGAACAATATAAACAAGAAGGCAATCAAGTTCAAAAACTAAAAGTGCAAAATGACAATCTTTCAAAATCAAATGATAAAATTGAAAGTTCTTACGCTAAAACTAATACTAAATTAAAGCAAACAGAAAAAGAATTTAATGATTTAAACAATACTATTAAGAATCATAGCGCTAATGTCGCAAAAGCTGAAACAGCTGTTAATAAAGAAAAAGCTGCTTTAAATAATTTGGAGCGTTCAATAGATAAAGCTTCATCCGAAATGAAGACTTTTAATAAAGAACAAATGATAGCTCAAAGTCATTTCGGTAAACTTGCAAGTCAAGCGGATGTCATGTCAAAGAAATTTAGTTCTATTGGAGACAAAATGACTTCCCTGGGACGTACAATGACGATGGGCGTATCTACACCAATTACTTTAGGGTTAGGTGCAGCATTAAAAACAAGTGCAGACTTTGAAGGCCAAATGTCTCGAGTTGGAGCGATTGCGCAAGCAAGCAGTAAAGACTTGAAAAGCATGTCTAATCAAGCAGTTGACTTAGGAGCTAAAACCAGTAAAAGTGCTAACGAAGTTGCTAAAGGTATGGAAGAATTGGCAGCTTTAGGCTTTAATGCCAAACAAACAATGGAGGCTATGCCAGGTGTTATCAGTGCAGCAGAAGCAAGTGGTGCAGAAATGGCTACAACTGCAACTGTAATGGCTTCAGCGATTAACTCTTTCGGTTTAAAAGCATCTGATGCAAATCATGTTGCTGATTTACTTGCGAGATCAGCAAATGATAGTGCTGCAGATATTCAGTACATGGGAGATGCATTGAAGTATGCTGGTACTCCAGCAAAAGCATTAGGAGTTTCAATAGAGGACACTTCTGCAGCAATTGAAGTTTTATCTAACTCAGGTTTAGAGGGGTCTCAAGCAGGTACTGCCTTAAGAGCTTCGTTTATTAGGCTAGCTAATCCAAGCAAAAGTACAGCTAAGGAAATGAAAAAATTAGGTATTCATTTGTCTGATGCTAAAGGTGAGTTTGTTGGAATGGGCGAATTGATTAGACAATTCCAAGATAACATGAAAGGCATGACGAGAGAACAAAAACTAGCTACAGTGGCTACAATAGTTGGTACTGAAGCAGCAAGTGGATTTTTAGCCTTGATTGAAGCGGGTCCAGATAAAATTAATAGCTATAGCAAATCATTGAAGAACTCTAATGGTGAAAGTAAAAAAGCAGCAGATTTGATGAAAGATAATCTCAAAGGCGCTCTGGAACAATTAGGTGGCGCTTTTGAATCATTAGCAATCGAAGTCGGTAAAGATTTAACGCCTATGATTAGAGCAGGAGCGGAAGGTTTAACAAAATTAGTTGATGGATTTACACATCTCCCTGGTTGGGTTAGAAAGGCTTCGTTAGGTTTAGCGATTTTTGGTGCATCTATTGGCCCTGCTGTTCTTGCTGGTGGCTTATTAATACGTGCAGTTGGAAGTGCTGCTAAAGGATATGCGTCATTAAATAGACGTATTGCTGAAAATACAATACTTTCTAATACCAATTCAAAAGCAATGAAATCTTTAGGTCTTCAAACCTTATTTCTTGGTACTACTACCGGAAAAACGTCAAAAGGCTTTAAAGGATTAGCCGGAGCTATGTTGTTTAATTTAAAACCTATAAATGTTTTGAAAAATTCTGCAAAGCTAGCAATTTTACCGTTCAAACTTTTGAAAAACGGTTTAGGATTAGCCGCAAAATCCTTATTTGCAGTAAGTGGAGGCGCAAGATTTGCTGGTGTAGCCTTAAAGTTTTTAACAGGACCTATAGGTGCTACAATAACTGCTATTACAATTGCATATAAAGTTTTTAAAACTGCATATGATCGTGTGGAATGGTTCAGAAACGGTATTAACGGTTTAGGAGAAACTATAAAGTTTTTTGGTGGCAAAATTATTGGCGGTGCTGTTAGGAAGCTAGGAGAGTTTAAAAATTATCTTGGAAGTATAGGCAAAAGCTTCAAAGAAAAGTTTTCAAAGGATATGAAAGATGGTTATAAATCTTTGAGTGACGATGACCTTCTGAAAGTAGGAGTCAACAAGTTTAAAGGATTTATGCAAACCATGGGCACAGCTTCTAAAAAAGCATCTGATACTGTAAAAGTGTTGGGGAAAGGTGTTTCAAAAGAAACAGAAAAAGCTTTAGAAAAATACGTACACTATTCTGAAGAGAACAACAGAATCATGGAAAAAGTACGTTTAAACTCGGGTCAAATAACAGAAGACAAAGCAAAAAAACTTTTGAAAATTGAAGCGGATTTATCTAATAACCTTATAGCTGAAATAGAAAAAAGAAATAAAAAGGAACTCGAAAAAACTCAAGAACTTATTGATAAGTATAGTGCGTTCGATGAACAAGAAAAGCAAAACATTTTAACTAGAACTAAAGAAAAAAATGACTTGCGAATTAAAAAAGAGCAAGAACTCAATCAGAAAATCAAAGAATTAAAAGAAAAAGCTTTAAGTGATGGTCAGATTTCAGAAAATGAAAGAAAAGAAATTGAAAAGCTTGAAAATCAAAGACGTGACATCACTGTTAAAGAACTGAGTAAGACTGAAAAAGAGCAAGAGCGTATTTTAGTAAGAATGCAAAGAAACAGAAATGCTTATTCAATAGACGAAGCGAGCAAAGCAATTAAAGAAGCAGAAAAAGCAAGAAAAGCAAGAAAAAAAGAAGTGGACAAGCAATATGAAGATGATGTCATTGCTATAAAAAATAACGTCAACCTTTCTAAGTCTGAAAAAGATAAATTGTTAGCTATTGCTGATCAAAGACATAAGGATGAAGTAAGAAAGGCAAAATCTAAAAAAGATGCTGTAGTAGACGTTGTTAAAAAGCAAAATAAAGATATTGATAAAGAGATGGATTTATCCAGTGGTCGTGTATATAAAAATACTGAAAAGTGGTGGAATGGCCTTAAAAGTTGGTGGTCTAACTTCAGAGAAGACCAAAAGAAGAAAAGTGATAAGTACGCTAAAGAACAAGAAGAAACAGCTCGTAGAAACAGAGAAAATATAAAGAAATGGTTTGGAAATGCTTGGGACGGCGTAAAAACTAAAACTGGTGAAGCCTTTAGTAAAATGGGCAGAAATGCTAATCATTTTGGCGGCGAAATGAAAAAAATGTGGAGCGGAATCAAAGGAATTCCAAGCAAATTAAGTTCAGGTTGGAGCTCAGCTAAAAGTTCTGTAGGATATCACACTAAGGCTATAGCTAATAGTACTGGTAAATGGTTTGGAAAAGCTTGGCAATCTGTTAAATCGACAACAGGAAGTATTTACAATCAAACTAAGCAAAAGTATTCAGATGCTTCAGATAAAGCTTGGGCGCATTCAAAATCTATTTGGAGAGGCACATCAAAATGGTTTAGCAATGCATATAAAAGTGCAAAGGGCTGGCTAACGGATATGGCTAATAAATCTCGCGCGAAATGGGATAATATTTCTAGTACAGCTTGGTCGAATGCAAAATCCGTTTGGAAAGGAACATCGAAATGGTTTAGTAACTCATACAAATCTTTAAAAGATTGGACTGGGGATATGTATTCAAGAGCCCACGATCGTTTTGATGCAATTTCAAGTTCGGCATGGTCTAACGCTAAATCAGTATTTAATGGTTTTAGAAAATGGCTATCAAAAACATATGATTGGATTAGAGATATTGGTAAAGACATGGGAAGAGCTGCGGCTGATTTAGGTAAAAATGTTGCTAATAAAGCTATTGGCGGTTTGAATAGCATGATTGGCGGTATTAATAAAATATCTAAAGCCATTACTGATAAAAATCTCATCAAGCCAATACCTACATTGTCTACTGGTACTTTAGCAGGAAAGGGTGTAGCTACCGATAATTCGGGAGCATTAACACAACCGACATTTGCTGTATTAAATGATAGAGGTTCTGGGAATGCCCCAGGTGGGGGTGTTCAAGAAGTAATTCACAGAGCTGACGGAACATTCCATGCACCCCAAGGACGAGATGTGGTTGTTCCACTAGGAGTTGGAGATAGTGTAATAAATGCCAATGACACTCTGAAGTTACAGCGGATGGGTGTTTTGCCAAAATTCCATGGTGGTACGAAAAAGAAAAAATGGATGGAACAAGTTACTGAAAATCTTGGTAAAAAAGCAGGGGACTTCGGCTCTAAAGCTAAAAACACAGCGCATAATATCAAAAAAGGTGCAGAAGAAATGGTTGAAGCGGCAGGCGATAAAATCAAAGATGGTGCATCTTGGTTAGGCGATAAAATCGGCGATGTGTGGGATTATGTACAACATCCAGGGAAACTAGTAAATAAAGTAATGTCAGGTTTAAATATTAATTTTGGAGGCGGAGCTAACGCTACAGTAAAAATTGCTAAAGGCGCGTACTCATTGCTCAAAAAGAAATTAGTAGACAAAGTAAAATCGTGGTTTGAAGATTTTGGTGGCGGAGGCGATGGAAGCTATCTATTTGACCATCCAATTTGGCAAAGGTTTGGGAGTTACACAGGTGGGCTTAACTTTAATGGCGGTCGTCACTATGGTATCGACTTTGGTATGCCTACAGGAACGAACATTTATGCTGTTAAAGGCGGTATAGCTGATAAAGTATGGACTGATTACGGTGGCGGTAATTCTATACAAATTAAGACCGGTGCTAACGAATGGAATTGGTATATGCATTTATCTAAGCAATTAGCAAGACAAGGCCAACGTATTAAAGCTGGTCAACTAATAGGAAAATCCGGTGCTACAGGTAATTTCGTTAAAGGAGCACACTTACATTTCCAATTGATGAGAGGTTCACATCCAGGTAATGATACAGCAGTAGATCCTATGAAATGGTTGAAGTCACTTAAGGGTGGCGGTGGCAAGGTCGGCGGAAGCGGATACGAGAATGCAAAAAGAGCTATACTAAGAGCACAATCGATTTTAGGTGGACGATATAGATCTGACTATATCACTACTCAGATGTTAAGAGTAGCCAAGCGTGAAAGTAACTATCAGGCAGATGCTATTAACAATTGGGATTCCAACGCAAGAGCAGGTACACCGTCTAAAGGTATGTTCCAAATGATTGAACCTTCATTTAGAGCTTTTGCTAAGCCAGGGCATGGAAATATTTATAATCCTACAGATGAGGCAATTTCAGCAATGAAATACATTGTTGCTAAGTACGGTTGGGGAGGCTTTAAACGTGCAGGAGATTATGCCTATGCGAATGGAGGTCTTATAACTAAACATCAAATCGCTGAAGTGGGAGAAGGAGATAAGCCAGAAATGGTTATTCCATTGACAAGACGTAAAAGAGCAATGCAATTAACTGAACAGGTTATGCGCATCATCGGTATGGATGGCAAGCCAAATAACATCACTGTAAATAATGATACTTCAACAGTTGAAAAATTGTTGAAACAAATTGTTATGTTAAGTGATAAAGGAAATAAATTAACAGATGCATTGATTCAAACTGTTTCTTCTCAGGATAATAACTTAGGTTCTAATGATGCAATTAGAGGTTTAGAAAAAATATTGTCAAAACAAAGTGGGCATAGAGCAAATGCAAATAATTATATGGGAGGTTTGACTAATTAATGCAATCTTTTGTAAAAATCATAGATGGTTACAAGGAAGAAGTAATAACAGATTTTAATCAGCTTATATTTTTAGATGCAAGGGCTGAAAGTCCAAACACCAATGATAACAGTGTAACTATTAACGGAGTAGATGGTATTTTACCGGGCGCAATTAGTTTTGCGCCTTTTTCATTAGTATTAAGGTTTGGCTATGATGGTATAGATGTTATAGATTTAAATTTATTTGAGCATTGGTTTAGATCTGTGTTTAATCGCAGACATCCTTATTATGTTATTACTTCTCAAATGCCTGGTGTTAAATATGCAGTGAATACAGCTAATGTTACATCTAATTTAAAAGATGGTTCTTCAACTGAAATTGAAGTAAGTTTAAATGTTTATAAAGGGTATTCTGAATCAGTTAATTGGACCGATAGCGAGTTCTTATTCGACTCTAATTGGATGTTTGAAAATGGAATTCCTCTTGATTTCACACCTAAATATACTCATACATCAAATCAATTTACTATTTGGAACGGTTCTACTGATACGATAAATCCACGATTCAAGCACGATTTGAAAATATTAATTAATTTAAATGCGAGTGGAGGATTTGAACTGGTTAACTATACAACAGGTGATATTTTTAAGTACAACAAAAGTATAGATAAAAACACTGATTTTGTTTTAGATGGTGTGTATGCATATCGAGATATAAATAGAGTGGGAATTGATACAAATAGAGGCATTATAACATTAGCGCCAGGTAAAAATGAATTTAAGCTTAAAGGAGACGTCAGTGATATTAAAACTACATTTAAGTTTCCTTTTATTTATAGGTAGGTGATTTAATGGATTATCATGATCATTTATCAGTAATGGATTTTAATGAATTGATTTGTGAAAATTTACTAGATGTAGATTATGGTTCTTTTAAAGAATATTATGAACTGAATGAAGCTAGGTACATCACCTTTACAGTTTATAGAACTACTCATAATAGTTTTGTTTTTGATTTATTGATTTGTGAAAACTTCATAATTTATCATGGTGAAAAATATACAATTAAGCAGACAGCGCCAAAGGTTGAAGGTGATAAAGTTTTTATTGAAGTTACGGCATATCACATTATGTATGAATTTCAAAATCACTCAGTGGAATCAAATAAGCTTGATGACGACAGTAGCGAAACTGGTAAAACGCCAGAATACTCTTTAGATGAGTACTTAAGATATGGATTTGCAAATCAAAAAACTTCGGTCAAAATGACCTATAAAATAATTGGAGATTTTAAGCGAAAAGTACCGATTGACGAATTAGGTAACAAAAACGGCTTAGAATACTGTAAAGAAGCGGTAGACCTGTTTGGCTGTATAATTTACCCAAATGATACAGAGATTGGTTTTTATTCTCCTGAAACATTTTATCAAAGAAGCGAGAAAGTGATTCGATATCAATATAATACTGATACTGTATCTGCAACTGTCAGTACATTGGAATTAAGAACAGCTATAAAAGTTTTTGGAAAAAAGTATACAGCTGAGGAAAAGAAAAATTATAATCCTATTAGAACAACTGACATTAAATATTCAAATGGTTTTATAAAAGAAGGTACTTATCGTACCGAAACAATTGGGTCTAAAGCTACTATTAACTTTGATTGCAAGTATGGTAATGAAACAGTTAGGTTTACAATCAAAAAAGGTTCCCAAGGTGGAATATATAAGTTGATTTTAGACGGCAAGCAAATTAAGCAAATTTCTTGTTTTGCTAAGTCGGTTCAGTCTGAAACAATAGATTTAATAAAAAATATTGATAAAGGCAAGCACGTTTTAGAAATGATATTTTTAGGAGAAGACCCCAAAAATAGAATTGATATATCTTCAAATAAAAAAGCTAAGCCTTGTATGTACGTTGGAACTGAAAAATCAACAGTCTTAAATTTAATTGCTGACAATTCAGGTCGCAATCAATACAAAGCAATTGTTGACTACGTCGCAGATAGTGCAAAGCAGTTTGGGATTCGATATGCTAATACGCAAACAAATGAAGATATCGAAACACAGGATAAGTTGTTAGAATTTGCAAAAAAGCAAATAAATGATACTCCTAAGACTGAATTAGATGTTAATTATATAGGTTATGAAAAAATAGAGCCAAGAGATAGCGTATTCTTTGTTCATGAATTAATGGGATATAACACTGAATTAAAGGTTGTTAAACTTGATAGGTCACATCCATTTGTAAACGCAATAGATGAAGTGTCTTTCAGCAATGAAATAAAAGATATGGTACAAATTCAGCAAGCGCTTAACAGACGAGTTATTGCACAAGATAATAGATATAACTATCAAGCAAATCGTATAAATCATTTATACACTAGTACTTTGAATTCTCCTTTCGAGACAATGGATATAGGGAGTGTATTAATATAATGGCAACAGAAGAAGTTAAAATCAAAGCGCTACTTGAAAACGATAAACAGTACTTTCCAGCTACACATTGGAAAGCTATAAATGGGATACCTTATGCAGGCAGTAGTGATATTGATGGATTGCCTCAAGACGGTATCATTTCGGTAGATGATAAAAATAAATTAGATAATTTAAAAATAGGCGAAGCAGGAATTATTCAAAATAGCATTGTACAGAAATCTCCAAACGGTAAATTGTGGAAAATAACAGTTGACGATAGTGGGAAACTTGGTACAGTGCTATTTCATTAGAAAGGAAGGTGCATTATGGAAAATTTGTATTTAATAAAGGATTTGGGAGCTTTAGCAGGTCGAGATTATAGAGCTAAGGAAATACAAAACCTGCAAAGAATAGAGCAATTTGCGCTTGGCTTGACAACAGAGTTTAAGTTGCATCAGAAAGCTAAAACAATTCAACACTTCGCTGAGCAAATTTATTATAATGGTAGATCGCAAGCAGCAGTAAACAAATCTTTACAAAGTCAAATTAACGCACTTGTTGTGGCACCACGTAATAACAGTGCTAATGAGATTGTTCAAGCTCGAGTTAATGTAAACGGCGAAACCTTTGACACATTAAAAGAACATTTAGACGATTGGGAAACCAAAACTCAAATTAATAAAGAGGAAACTATAAGAGAATTAAATAAGACCAAACAAGAAATTCTTGATATCGAGTATCGTTTTGAACCTGATAAGCAAGAATTTTTATTTGTGACAGAACTTGCACCTCTTACAAATGCAGTGATGCAATCCTTCTGGTTTGATAATAGAACAGGCATAGTATACATGACACAAGCTAGAAATAATGGCTATATGCTAAGTCGTTTAAGACCTAATGGCCAATTTATAGACAGCTCATTGATTGTAGGTGGCGGTCATGGTACACATAACGGTTATAGATATATTGATGATGAGTTGTGGATTTATAGTTTTATCTTAAATGGTAATAATGAGAATACATTGGTTCGTTTCAAGTATACGCCTAATGTGGAAATTAGCTATGGCAAGTATGATATGCAAGATGTATTTACAGGGCACCCAGAAAAACCCTACATCACCCCTGTCATAAATGAAAAAGAAAATAAAATTCTATACAGAATTGAGAGACCTAGAAGTCAGTGGGAACTTGAAAACTCAATGAATTATATAGAGATAAGAAGTTTAGACGATGTTGATAAAAATATTGATAAAGTTTTGCATAAAATCAGTATCCCTATGAGACTAACAAACGAAACCCAACCAATGCAGGGTGTGACTTTTGATGAAAAATACTTGTATTGGTATACAGGAGACAGTAATCCAAATAATAGAAACTATTTAACGGCTTTCGATTTAGAAACAGGAGAAGAAGCGTATCAGGTTAATGCTGACTATGGTGGAACACTAGATTCATTTCCTGGCGAATTTGCGGAAGCAGAAGGTTTGCAAATATACTATGACAAAGATAGCGGTAAAAAGGCTTTGATGCTAGGTGTTACTGTCGGTGGTGATGGAAATAGAACACATCGTATTTTCATGATTGGGCAAAGAGGCATTTTAGAAATACTTCACTCAAGAGGCGTTCCTTTTATCATGAGTGACACAGGTGGTAGAGTTAAACCTTTACCAATGAGGCCTGATAAACTTAAGAATCTTGGGATGTTAACAGAGCCAGGTCTTTACTATTTATACACTGATCATACAGTTCAAATCGATGATTTCCCATTACCAAGAGAATGGCGTGATGCAGGTTGGTTCTTGGAAGTTAAGCCACCACAAACTGGCGGTGATGTAATTCAGATATTGACGCGTAATAGTTATGCAAGGAATATGATGACTTTTGAAAGGGTGCTTTCTGGAAGAACTGGAGACATTTCGGACTGGAATTATGTGCCTAAAAATAGTGGTAAATGGGAGAGAGTACCTTCATTCATCACAAAAATGTCAGATATTAACATAGTAGGCATGTCGTTTTATTTAACTACGGATGATACAAAACGTTTTACAGATTTTCCAACTGAACGTAAAGGGGTAGCTGGTTGGAACTTATATGTAGAAGCTTCAAACACAGGTGGCTTTGTTCATAGGCTAGTTCGTAATAGTGTTACAGCATCTGCTGAGATACTATTGAAAAATTATGATAGTAAAACAAGTTCAGGGCCATGGACTTTACACGAAGGGAGAATTATAAGTTAATGAGTAATTTAGAGAAATCTGTAGCTATAAATTTAGAAAACACAGCGCATTATGAAAATATTTCAAATCTAGATATAACTTTTAGAACAGGAGAGAGTGATTCTTCTGTTCTTCTTTTTAATATCACTAAAAATAATCAACCGTTATTATTGAGTGAAGAAAATATCAAAGCACGAATAGCGATTCGAGGTAAAGGAGTCATGGTAGTTGCTCCACTAGAAATATTAGATCCATTTAAAGGTATTTTAAAATTTCAATTACCTAATGATGTAATTAAACGAGATGGAAGTTATCAAGCTCAAGTTTCGGTTGCAGAATTAGGTAATTCAGACGTGGTAGTTGTCGAGAGAACTATCACATTTAACGTTGAAAAAAGTTTGTTTAGCATGATTCCATCTGAAACAAAATTACACTATATTGTTGAATTTCAGGAATTAGAAAAAACTATTATGGATCGTGCGAAAGCAATGGACGAGGCTATAAAAAATGGTGAAGATTATGCGAGTCTGATTGAAAAAGCTAAAGAAAAAGGTCTATCAGATATTCAAATAGCAAAATCTTCAAGTATAGATGAATTAAAGCAACTTGCTAATAGCCATATAACCGATTTGGAAAATAAAGCGCAAGCATATTCAAGAACATTCGATGAGCAAAAGCGATATATGGATGAGAAACATGAAGCCTTCAAGCAGTCAGTGAATAGTGGTGGTTTAGTCACAAGTGGTTCTACTTCAAATTGGCAAAAAGCTAAGATTACTAAAGATGATGGTAAGATAATGCAGATTACTGGATTTGATTTTAATAATCCAGAACAAAGAATAGGTGATTCAACTCAATTTATTTATGTTTCGCAAGCTATAAATTATCCAAGAGGTGTTAGTACTAACGGTACTGTCGAATATTTAGTAGTAACTTCAGATTACAAGCGTATGACTTATCGACCGAACGGTACAAATAAAGTGTTTGTTAAAAGAAAAGAAGCGGGTTCATGGTCTGAGTGGTCAGAATTAGCTATTAATGATTACAATACACCTTTTGAAACTGTTCAAAGTGCCCAATCAAAAGCTAATATGGCCGAAAGTAACGCTAAATTATACGCAGATGACAAGTTTAATAAAAGGTATTCGGTTATTTTTGATGGAACAGCAAATGGTGTGGGCTCTACATTGTACTTAAATGAGAGTTTAGACCAATTTATTTTATTAATTTTTTATGGAACTTTTCCAGGGGGAGATTTTACTGAGTTTGGCAACCCCTTTGGTGGCGGAAAAATTTCATTGAACCCATCAAATTTACCGGATAATGATGGTAACGGTGGAGGCGTTTATGAGTTTGGATTAACTAAATCTAGTCGTACATCTTTAACGATATCGAACGATGTTTATTTTGATTTAGGAAGTCAAAGAGGTTCTGGTGCCAATGCAAATAGAGGAACAATCAACAAAATTATAGGAGTGAGAAAATAATGCAAATATTAGTTAACAAGCGTAATGAGATAATTTCATACGCTATCATTGGTGGCTTTGAAGAAGGTATTGATATTGAAAATTTACCAGAAAATTTCTCTCAAGTTTTTAGACCTAAAGCCTTTAAATATTCAAATGGGGAAATAGTTTTTAACGAAGATTATTCAGAAGAAAAAGATGACTTGCATCAACAGATTGACAGTGAAGAACAAAACACAGTCGCTTCTGATGACATCTTACGAAAAATGGTTGCTAGTATGCAGAA